TCTGCTTCGCAGTGCTTCATCTGCAAATAGGTATTCATATTCAGGGGTATTTCTTCCGACAGCAGTGTACTTTTCATCATTAACTCCTTTAGACAGAACAATGTACCCAAAGTCAGTGTTAACTGTCCCTAAATAAACAGAATTTCCGGTAAGGACATGCTTTGGATTCACCTGGATTACAAGCGAACATCCGTCAATCTTATCCAGACCATGATCATTCATAATGTGCCGTACCTGGTCTGCAAAGCATTCAGCAAACTCTGTCATGCTTTTTACAGCAATAAGTTGCTGTTCTGTTAAATTAATTGCCATTTGGTTTCCTCCTTATGCTATTAAATAGCATTACTTGAGCGCAAAAAAGAGACACGGTTGTACGGAATGTTACAAAACCGACAAAATTCTTCTGCCTTATCAACAGTCGGAGAAGTCTTGCCATTTTCCCATGAAACAATCGTCTGCTTGCTTACTTTCAAGGCTTTTGCGACTTCTGCCTGGGTCTTTTTCGCATTCACACGGGCAGCAGCAATAGAGATCTTGAAATCATCTGTATGCTCCATATATTGTATCCTCCCTTCTTCAAAAGTTCGATTAAATACTACTCCTATTAAATCACATTGTCAATACCAAAAGTACAATTTAATTTATTAATAATTTTTCTTCATTGTATTAAAGCAAACATTACTTTTCTTAATTTCTATTTAATAATACTATATATACATTTTATTTGACTTTTTTGGTCTGATAATATATATTTACATTGAAGGAGGGCCTTCAGTAATGGCAGATAGAGAAGTATTTGTAAAAAATCTGAATTACTTCCTGCGCAAAAGCGGAAAGCTTCAGAAAGACCTTGCCGAATATGTCGGAGCGAAGACAACAACAGTGTCAGGGTGGACAAGAGGTGTATCTTATCCAAGAGCAGAAGCAATGGAAAAGATAGCAATGTTCTTCAGAATCCCTACATCACGGTTAATCCAGGAATATGATGAAGAGGATGAAGATCCAAACCCAGAGACAGTACCAAAGACATACGAAGCGAGAAGCATTGCAAAGGGCATCGACAAAATGCCAGAAGAGCAACGAAAAGCATTTATGGACATGCTGATAAAACTAAGACCTGATATATTTGGTGGAGGTACAGATGATGTTACCTGATTACGAAAGAGCAGCAATCAAGGCGACAGAAACATTAATCAAATTCAAAATTGGAACTGCTCCTGTTGATCCATTACCGCTATTGAAGAAAACAGAAAATGTTCTTGTAACAACGTTTGAAGAAGCATCTCAAAGGCTGAACGTAAAGCGTGAGAAGGTAATTGAAACATTCGGATGTGAAAACCAGGATGCTGCATCTACGCTTTACATAAATAGCGATAAAAAATGCTATGTAGTAACGTACAACAAACTGCTTCCGTACCAGATTGTTGACAGGGCATTGGCAAGAGAACTTGGGCATATACTGCTTGGACATGACGGTACAAGACCAGAGGAAGTCAGGAATGAAGAAGCAAAGTGCTTTGCGCATCATTTGCTCTGCCCCCGTCCGCTGATTCATTCCCTTCAGGCAGCAGCAATCCGGCTTACAACAGACGTAATCGGAAACATTACCGGACTTAGCGACTACTGCCTGTCCTGCATCCGCAAACAACCGTCAGTCCATGTCCCGGCAGAATTGAACAGGGTTGTCCGGGATCAGTTTATACCGTACATCCTCAATTTTTTCGATTTCCATCGTCATGCCATGCACACAGACGGAACAGCGCTTGCCGATCTCGGAAACTACATGGAAGGATACGAGGAATAACAGTTATGACAGACAGAGAAATATTTAAAAGTAACTTAGTAGAACTGATGCGTATCACCAAGGTAAAGCAGATAGATATAGCACGGTATGCAGGTGTCAGTTATCAGACAGTATCTGCCTGGGTTACCGGAAGAGGATATCCACGGGCAGAATCAATGGAAAGATTATGCAGATTCTTTGGAATCAGGCAATCTGCACTGACGGAGGAAAAGACATCCAGGAAAACACCTGAAGACAGGCTTGTCTCATTGTTCCGCTCACTGTCAAAGGAAGGTCAGGATAAACTGATAGACCGTGCTGTGGAATTAAAGATTCTTTATCCAAAGGGAAGGATCTCAAATGGCGAAGCTGAAGAAACGAAGTGACGGATACTACTGCGCATGGTATAAAGGAAAACAGTTCCTTGGGAAGACTGCTGCGGAAGCAGAAGCAAAACGAAATCAGTATAAGTATGAATGTGAAAATGGCATAGAACAGGTAAAGCCGAAAACTGTTATTGAATTTGCAGAAGAATGGTTGCCTGTTGCAAAAGCAAATGTATCAAAGAACACCTATAATCAGTATGCAACGGTAATGGACATACTTACTTCTGTTATAGGTGATAAGTATATCAGTGCTGCAACACCGTCTGACATCAAAAAGGTTTGGGTTTTATTTATTGGCAAATCTCAATCGTATATCAATAAAGCAGTATTCCTGTATAAAGCATTCTTCCAGGCTGCAATTGATAACGGTCACTGTAGGTCTAACCCTATCATATCTCCGTCTTCAAAACCGCATAAAGGGACAAAAGGTACGCATCGTTGCCTGACAGAAGAAGAAATCAGATTGATTGAGACAGTTCCGCACAGGTGCAGGAATGCTGCCATGTTTATGCTGAAAGCAGGATTGCGTAGAGGTGAAGTATTGGCACTTGAAAAGTCAGACATATACAATGAACGTATCCATGTCACAAAAGCCGTTAAATTCGTCAAAAACAGACCCGTGGTAGGCAAGACGAAGAATGAATCGTCCATGCGTTCCGTGCCGTTATTTGCGCCTTTAAAGCCTGTTATTGATGGCATAGATGTATATGTTCTTCCTGATGTAAAAGGTGGTTTGTGTTCAGAGACTGCTTTCGACAGGGCATGGGAATCGTATATGCATGTTTTGTCAATGAATGCAGGACATCCCATCTTATTCCGTCCGCATGATTTACGGCACACTTTTGTGTCTGTTGCAAGAGACAAAGGTATAGATCCAAAGACAGTAATGCTATGGTGTGGGCATTCATCAGAACGAATGATATTAGAGATTTATGACCATGTTTCAGAAGACCGTGAGAAGCAGATGATAAAACTGATGTCATAAAAACCATAGAAAAACCATAAGTTTGACACATGTGAAACGCTATCACCATTGATATTAAAGCGTTGCAAGGCTTTTATACTGTTGACTACGAATCAAAAGGTCGTGGGTTCGAATCCCGCCGGGCTCACCAAAGAAAAACCCTTGAGAATCAACGTTCTCAGGGGTTTTCTTATTCAAACTTTAAGGTTGTTTAAGGTACTTTTAGGTATTAAAACGCACTCCAAAACCATAGAAAAACCATAACTTTTTTACCGGATTTCACTCTAATGCCATTGGTTATTCTTCATCAGGAGGTTGCAGCTTACCGTCCTTGTTGTAGTTCATCGAACTGATTCCGATCAGTGCGCCAATAAATACAGCAATTGCGCTCAACGTACCGACAATCTCCTCTGCATATGGCATGTTCCCCCACACCTTTGAGAGTGTGAAATAGAACGTACCCAGGGCAGGAAGAAAGATTGTGCAAAGGAACTTTAGACAGTCATAGACCTTGTTTGAAATCTTCATGTGCATTCTCCTTTCATCGTTCAATCAGATATTCATTAAGGTCTGCTAATGCTTTCTGAAGTTTATCATTACTATTTCCGTTTATCTCATGTGATAGCAAAGCAATCAGTGCTTTACAGATTACTTTGTTGCCGTCCTCAAGTGAACCGATTCTCTTATTGTCCCTGTCAAGTTTACTGTCAACATCTCTGCGCCATTCTGCTTCGCTCATGCCTGGTTGTCTCCATTCCTTTATCGTTTTTACAAAGTTGCCAAGAAGGATAAGGAAACCCATTATAGCAATCGCAACGATGGCAAAATCCTTAATCTCAGCAAAAGTCAGGTTTTCCATTAGGTTCACCCCCTTTCCTCTGTTGCTACTGCTCCCATATATTTACTGACCAATTCGTCAGCAGAAACTTTAGACAAGTGAGGAATGGTTACTGTATAAAGTGTTGTAGGCGCATCCAATGCTGCCCATGTGGCATCTCCGATAACACCGTCAGCAGTCAGACCATTATCCTTCTGAAATGCCTTGACTGCTTTCTCTGTTGCCTTGCCGAAGTCTCCGTCAATGCCACACTTTCCAAGATCGTACCCTTTCTCAAACAGTTCTGTCTGAGCAATACGGACATATTCGCCTTTACTTCCACGCTTCAACGTAGGCTTGCTGTTCACAGGAATATCACCATCCAATCCATTTGGCAGTGCCCAATGTGTCCACTTACTGTTCATCGTGCTAAAGTATTGAACACCAGAAGAGCATTCGCAGGTTTCGCCATTGTATCCGAAACCTGTGTGTTCCATTTTAGTTCCCTTCCTAACAAACAGGCAGACAACTTTGTCCTTTGGCAGTGTATCAATGGTTCCTTTGGCTTCCCAATTGCTTTCAGTGTTCCATTGGCTTGTAGCACCTTCTCCAACAAGGTCGATCCCAACCTGGCGCAACACCCAATCTGTGAAACCTCTGCAATCAAAGATCCTTGTGTATGTATCCTGAGGATACCATTTACATCCTACGCATGTTCCGTTGCCGTCAAAGTTCTTACACTTTGTTTTAATTGTTGGATGCGAAGCACTGTACCGTTTCCGTCTGTTTGCTGGAGTGCAATACTCTCCCCATGCGCCAAAGACATATGCCCAACCGATACATGCAAGAGCAGTATTCCAAGCAATATAAGATTTATTCTGGTTTTCAGAAATCATCTGCTGAATTAAATCATCTACTTGCATAGCAGTGTTCATATAATCACCTCCGAACACTAATCTTGTCATCTATAATATACACTATCTCTATTTAAATTAGCAATACAAAAAGGAAGACACCCACGAATGAATGTCTTCCAACCGGATTATGCCTTGTACATCCCTTGCATAACCTTTATCTGCGTAGCGTTTCCGATATGTTTCTCATGGAGATAATTCCACAATATCATCATGTCTTTAGGAGGTTCACCATGCTCTTTGCGGTACTCTTCAATGAGTTCCGTCACTTCTTGATGAAGTTTATCTACATGACCCATTTCCTCAAGACTTAATTCGTAAAACAAATCAGCAGTGTCAGGTTCTTCCTGTTTCCATTTCATGGCAAGGTCGATGTACTTCTTGGAATCTTCAAGTTCTTCCTCTATCAGTTCACTCAGGCATTTGATGATCTTCATGCGATCACCCCATTAGGCAGTAGTTCCACTCTGAACGGGAGGAAATACTCCACCTGCGTAAGTCCACGCAGTGGGGAATCTCAGCACATTGGAAGTCGCAGCCTGAAGCTGAAGGGCATTGATCTGGTTCTGCATATCTGCCATGCGGTTTCCTGCAATAGCATCCAGAACTTTCTGAATCTGAACAGTAGTGTTGTAGTTGACACCATCAATGGCACGAAGCGTATTGCAGCAACAATTCTGCATTTCGCCACTCAACGCACCAAGGGCATTCTCTACATTGCCAAACTCACGAATCAAAGAAGCATTGCCATCCTTGATCGCAGAGATCGCATTGGTTGCGTTGGCAGTACTCGCAGCAATCGTCTGAGCAGTGCCATTGGTCACCGCAGACAGAATATCACGGGTCTGAGCCATTGTGTTCTGGTTGTCGAAACCACGCTGCATGTCCGCAGAAAGAGCGTTCGTGTTTCCGTTTCCACCGAACAGACCTCCACCGAATCCACCACCAGCAAGGATCAGAAGAGCGAAGATCCAAATCAGCGCAGTGCTTCCACCGAACGCACCGTCACCCATCGGCATAACCGGAGTAATACCTGTACTATCCATTTTTATAATCTCCTTTCTGTATTTATACTCAACTGCCTATGTACACTTGGCAGGAAGTATCATTTGAGCATGTCCAGGATATCCTGCGGATTGACACCCATCTTATCTGCCATCGAATAGAAAGCAGTTTTCGGATCTCCACCGGACTGCTGAACATAATCCATAACCTGTTTTAATTGTGGGTTGTTTATCATCATTTGATTAAGCAGTGCCTGTGGATTCTGTGAACCATTCACAATGCCCATCATCTGCTTAACTTTCTGCATCATCGGACTTGACTTTGCGATTTGCTGAAGTATTCCTGGCATTGCCATTTACAATCTCCTCCAATCTCTTTTCCACTGTCTGAAGTCTGCTTTCAAAACTGCTGTAATCCGGTTTCGGTTCTGTCTGATGTGGTGTAATGTCATAGGCAGAAACCGTTTTGTATCCTGCCCCGTCCGATGTGACAAGCCAAACCATCAGACCGGATTCGTCAAGCAGTAATGCACTGCTGTTCGCACCGATGTTGTATGCTTTAGCACCGTTCTCGCCGTTCACTCTGACTACTTGTGTCTGCTGAGCCTGTGGCATCTGTTGCTGTTGCATGAAACCGTAAGGATTGAAATATGGACTCTGATAACCCATCATGGAACCACCCCTTTCTGATTGAATTTTGGCAATAAAAAAGACCGTCCTCAAGTTCACGGACGGTTGAATAAAAAGCCAATTAACTGTCAATCTCAGTTCATAAACAGACTATATATGTACTTGTTTCTTTCTAAGATCCTCTTTACTGTTGAAACAGATAATGAACACTCTTCTGCTAACACTTCCAATGACCTTGGTCTGTTTGTCAGGAAGATAGTCATAACTTCTCTGTCCTGTCTGATATGGATATATCTATTTAGAATATCAACAATATGCTCTGTCGGAATCATGCTCATATCACATTCGACCATTCATTTCACCTCTTTCCGTATCTGTTTCATACTAATTATATTAGTGTGGCTTTGTACTGTCAAACGTATAAATTATAATTTTAGTACAAATATTCTTGCTTTTTCTCTAATTTAATTATATAATCGTACAGAACCGAAAGTAAACAGAAATGCATTCGGTTACTAAAACAGATGGAGGAATTAAAAATGTCTTATGAACTTTTCAGAAACGATGTGTTATCTCAGATCAATGATTCAATACCAAAGCACTACCTGGAAAAACTGATTAACATTATGGATAACGCATCTCAGCAGTATTCATTTGAAAAGAAGGAAGTCTCTATCACCATATACAAGGATATACCTGAGTATGTCAAAATGTATATTGCTGCAAAAGCAACTGAAAACCTGACCAAAGGAACATTATCAAACTACTATAATCTGCTGAAGAACTTTTTCAGAACAGTATGTAAACCGATATCCGATATCTCTTCAAATGACATCAGACTTTATCTGTTTAACTATAAGCAGAAAAGAAATGTTTGTGACAGAACATTGGAACAGATGCGTATTTATCTGAACTGCTTTTTTGATTGGTGTTTAAATGAAGAATTTATCAGTAAAAACCCTGTCAGTAGAGTATCAACTATCCACTTCCATGAAAGGCAGAGAGAAGTCATATCTGCTTCCGAATTGGAACGCATGAGGTTTTCATGCAATACACTTCGTGAAAAAGCGCTAATTGATGTGCTGTATTCAACCGGATGCCGTGTTTCTGAACTGTGTCAACTTCGTGTTGACGATATTGATTGGGAAACAAGGTCTGTCCATATCATTCACGGAAAAGGTGACAAGGAACGCACAACATACCTAAACGCAGAATCAGCGATTTCGTTACATGCATATCTGAATTCAAGAACAGATATCAGTCCTTATGTGTTTGTTGGCATAGGTTCTCGTGCGAATGGAAGGCTGAATAAAAGAACGATTGAAGAAACAGTAAAGGCAATAGCGGAAAGAGCAGGAATAGCGAAGAACATAACACCTCATAATATACGGCATACATTCGCTACAACTTTGATCCGAAACGGTTGCCCTGTGGAACATGTGCAGAGGATGCTTGGTCATGCAAAACTATCGACAACCATGATTTATGCCAGGATAAACGATGAGGATGTCAGAAGGAACCACGAAAAGTACGCAATCTAAAAACGATTTATACAACAAAAGAAGTCGCTGAAAAGCGACTCTTTTTTTAGCCATTATCGACTATCATATGACCATATTGTTACCTTTCGTCTTTGCTTGAAACATACTCAATAACAAGATGCCCATCTTTGTAATAACGAATCTCTTTCATCGGAATCATTTTTGCAGTTACGGTGCTTCCATCTCTGCTTATTTCTTCAAGTTCGTACATGATTGTCCTCTTTTCCTTTGACCGTTTTAGTGAGATTGTGATGCTCTATAATTACTAATTATGTTTTGATATTCATTCCAATATGTGCCAAATGAAATTACACCATCTTCTAATTTTTTTCTTAACTCATCAAGCATTTTAATTACTGTTTCGTCCACCTTGTAATCACCTCAACCTATTATAACACAACGGATTGACGCTTGCCAAGCTGACCATATTGAGAATGTTAACATTACTGTTTAACATAATATGAATAATGCATAGTTACAGACGTTGATGCAATAGGGTTTCCTGAAATAGAAGACAAAACACGAGCGTGCCAAATGTTTTCGAACAGAAAAGGAATATATATATTTGTATCAGTTGATCCATTGCCATAAACTGCAAAGATGATTTTATTTGAACTGATATTTACGGCTAAACTAACAAGTCCTTGAGCATCAGTTGACGCTGTTCTTGTGCCGTTTTGTATAACTGGAATGTTCGCAATCTGGTCAGAAAGTGCTTTCCCCTGGGCAGCAGACAATACCTTTGTACTATCGTTCGTAGTCAGGTTATTTACAATATCGCTCTTTGGCACTACAGCCTTAATCGTTCCACTTGCCATTATTCTTCACCTCCGTCATTCACAACCGGATCAGGAAGTTCAGGCATTTCGCCAATCTTCAGTCCTTCAATCTGCATACCATTGTTAATCTTAATCAGTGAAACAATGGTCAGAGGTCTTCCGTTAGACCTTGCGGTTTCACCTTCGCTACAGGCAGAATAGAAAGCAGCATATGCCTTTGCTTCTGCTTTATCCATGTCATCATTATTCTGATGCGAATCAAAAGATTTCGGATATCCAGACAGATTGTTATATCCACCGGAAGCATCCACAACCTTTGCAACAACCTCATAGATTTCTCTTTTCATTAATGCTCATTCCTTTCGTTATTCTGGTATTCCAAAGTAAAACACGCACGGCTTTGGTATTAAATGCCCTACATATCCTGTCACGCTTATACTGACATAATTGTTTCCGGTTTCCCATACAACATCATTATCGCACCCCGGAATGGTATCGTTAATCAGCACATGATTGGCAGTAAAACCTTCGATATAGTTTTCGCCAGATATACCGGATATCTCAGAACTTCCTGTTAGTGGAAAAACAATAATGTCTCTGTATCCCATTTCATCATCTCCGATTATCAAAGGTCACGGCACAGGAATATTGTCATTGCAGGTATGCCGTCACTGCAAGATAATGTTACACTTCCATTCCCTGTAGACCATGAAATGTCCGATACAGGAGCAGTGCTTGCAGTGTTAAATACATAGTAGTCGGAAGTAATATCACTGTTATTAATCGTTACGGATGTATTGGATGTCGCAGATACACTTATAACAACAGCATCGTTTGGAACGTTAACATACTGATATCCATCGCAACTAATAGTCCCTGATTCAGTGATGTTTTTCGTACCGCTATTAGCCTGTGCCGTATAGTATTTATCAGACGAATAATATCCTGCGCCTACTTTTATCTGGTTCCCACGATTAATTGTCCCTAATGATGTCCCACCGGAAGTATTATTTGTAATTGTTCCGTTGCCAATGCTACCGGAAATGGCAGAACCATCTGCTTTGTGGGCAGTATAACCGCTCAGCATGGCTGCTGCCACAACGGAGTCTCCGCTCACATCGTCAAACCTTGCAGATCCACCGCCTGTCTTTGGCAGTACCACCGCAGGAACATCTGAATAGCTTGCTCCAAGCAGTGTTATGTTTTGTGCCATAATCTCACCACCTTAAGAGATGGAGAGAACTTTGGTTGTGCCATCCTGAGAAATAGACGGAAGGGCGAGACTGCCACTGACACCGAAGATCGTAACACCGGACTTGATGTTTGCGGAAACGAGGTATTCAGAACCACTGATCGTCTGCGCTCCGCTCAGATACTTACCGGAAGCAATTGTCTGATCACTCGTCCCAGGGGTATAAGTGGTCGCACCAAGACTTTCAATGTTGCCTGTAATCTTGTTACCGTTCGCATAGGCTGTTTCATCCTTAAGCATCTTCGCAGCAGTAGCAGTAGCATCGGAAGTGTCCATAAACTTCGCAGTGCCACCACCGGAAAGCGGAATATCAACCTCCGGTACATCCGCATAAGTAACACCATTAATAATTACACTCTGTGCCATGTTCAATCATCCTTTCTTTTAACTGATAGTGATTACACTACCGTTGTAGGTTACCAATCCATAATTTTGTGGAATCGGATTGATTGTGATATTGTCGAGCAACACTTTTCGTGCTGTTACAACCACCTGCGTTTCCCGTGTTGGAGTAAACTCTGTTGCCCCGTCATATACAGGGTATTCCGTTTCTCCATCTCCGATGGTTAAAGTGAATGGACTATTGTCTTCAACAACAAGACCAATCGGAGAATCATCCTGTAGGACAAGAATCAGATCGTCCATTTCACTCACCCTTCGTTGTAATAGTGCGTGACTTCTTTATCGAGGATGAATCTGCCAAGAAATGTCTTTTTAATCAGTCCATTCTTGACAATCTCAATATCGAAAGCATAGTCACCATATTTCATCTTATTGGTGTCCTCAGGTTCAATAACAAACTGATACTTTCCTGTTTGCACCAAGGTTATGCCACCTGTTGACAAACGTTTTTGAAAGATAAATTCTTTATCGTCTGCCGTCTTTTTAACAGTAAGATAAATTTCATCCGGTTCGGTGGTGAATGTCTCGCCACTTGCGTTTTTCAAAAGGAACTGCCTTGACTCAAGATCTCCCCTTGCCATACGAATTTCCATTGCATTCACCCCCGTTCTTAATATGCTTTTGACAGTTGGATATATGCATCAGTTGTAGCACTGATTGTGCCCGTTATTGTGAGCGTACCGGAAGCAGTAGTATATGCCCAATCCGATGGTTGTGCAGCAGTGTTCGACAGAACAATGTTTGATACAACATGGTTAGCTGTAATCTTACTGTTTGCGACAGTATGCGGTAAGGCAGAAAGAGAGGATATTGTTATATAAATACATGAATTACCAACAGCAGCATCCAGGATATCGTAATTGCTGTTCATGTCCAGAACAGAAACATCCTCTTCACCTGCTGGCTTTTTTAAATTAAGATTCGTTGTGTAACTTGCCATTACGCAACACTCCTTTCATGATGTTCAATCCATTCCATTACTGCCTGTTTTGTTATCTCACCACCGTCAAAGCATTCCCGGTTCACAGCAGTGATAACCATGTCAAACATCTCTGGCTTACAGGAATAAAATTGCTCTCTGTGTTCATCGAACCATGCCCACACTCTTGCTTCATGTTCACTCTTGTCTTCCATGATTCCTGGCGCAAGCTTCAGAGTGTAGTATGAATCGCACATAACCCTTACGCACATCGTGTTGTACTGATCTATCAATCCATGCTTTCGGAACTCTTCAGCAACGTAGATGTGTCTTTGGAAGAAACTCTGAAGGTTCTTAAACCGAATCTCTGGTCTGTTGCACAAACTTCCTTCCCTTGCGATGTACAGGTAAATCGGAGAATTGCATTTGATTTTACCTATTCTTTGATGATCAATTTCCATCTCCATCAACGCAAGGAACGCACTATCTTCGCACCATGTCAGGTTCTCTTGGAACAGGATATTATGGTCAACCAGGAACTGTCTTCCAAATACCTTGTTGTGTACAAACACAGGGTCACGGTCTTGCCGTAATTGCAGTTGGTTGCTCCCATGAACTGTATCCTGGCACAAGAGATCGAACCAGAGCAGGTCGAACTTGTCATTGTCAAGCACTGTCAGAATGTCCTTCAGCGCATATACATTGGCAAGCATATCGTCAAAATCATGCCAACGTATCCACTTTGCTTCAGCATGTTTAATGCACCAATTTCTTGCCTTGGCAATCCCACCGTGCGGAAGACACACCTGCTTTACTTTAAACGGATAGTTTTCAAAATACTTCTTTGGGAATCGTTCGCTGCCATCATGCACAAGCGTGATGTTTACCTGATTCCAATCAACCATCCGCTGAAGCGCAAGCATCTGGAATCCTTTTTCGCCAACAGACCACGGTTCGTTCCAATGGGTGATGAACAAATCGAGCAGTTTCATGCTTATCCCTTTCTCATAACAAGGTTGCAGTTCCCAAACTCATGACTCGCAGCATAGATTTCAGTATACCCGTCATAGACATGTTCCGTACCATGATTCATTGCAACAATATGCCTTGTCACATCAGGGTTTGAAAACATCATTACACCTTGGATAACAGTCATATTGTCGAGGTATACAAACAGGTTTTTATCATCCTCCATGCAGTGACCGTTTACAACTGTTCCATCATTCAGTGTCAGCGTTTCCATCTGTTGCCACCTCCTGTTTTTCAAGATCGTCACGCACAATTGCAAGAACTTGCATACAACCAAGAAGTCTGTTCATGTTGTCATAGGTTGGTCTGATGTCCAAATTTTCAAGAGTATTAATTACTTTCTGGATTTCTTCAGCGTTCTTTGACATGTTGTATGTACTCCTTATCTGTAGAAATAATAATTGGTGTCTGCACTGAATGAATAACTACCTTCGAGTCGGAAATAATAGAATTTTGTGCTGCTCCCTGGATAAGTCGGTTCGACACCTGTACATCGTAGTGTGTACCTTGTTCTGTGTATATCGCTTATCGTAAACCACACAGTGTTCCCCGTACCATCTTTTTTTGGGATTTTAACCTCACCGTTTTCTGTCACAATACCGCTGGAATTCACAGAAGGGCTTGACCAATAGGAACTGTCATAATAATCCTCCCACCCTGCGGTGTATCTGCTTGATGCGTCAACGCTCAGTGTTTTCCCTGTTGATACGGGTGTCTCTGAGCCATTGTTATACGCTTTCACCTCAAAACTTGCTGTATTCCCGTTCCATGTGATGTCGGCATTGGCAACAGATTTAAGCTCCGTATAATTTGAATTACCTTGAGGAGATGCGCTTACTGTGAACTTGCCACTACTCCACGCACCTGACAAAGTAGTGGCTCGGCTAAAAGTCACTGTCGAAACAGTTTGGGCATTTGCGTTATTTGCCGTCAGCGTGTATGTGTTTCCGCTTTGCGATATATTGATGCTTGTAACAAACAGGTCTTTGAAATCCGTATAAGAATATCCAGAACCGGAACTTGATCGGAACTTGAACGTTCCTGCATAGCAGTTATCCAATGAGAATGTCTGACCTGTTAGTGATGAAATATCAGCAATCTTTGCACTCAGCCAGGTTGTTGTAAGGTCTGTCGCTTTCACATATCCATCAAGATTAACCTTTTGAGCAGATATCGTTATACTTTCTGCTGTCTGGTTAATTGAACTGATGACTTCACCTTTGCCAACCTTCAGGCTAATCTGCGTACTTGTTTGCGTGATACTTGACCAGATGGAACTCTTTGCGGTACTTACTTCAGCACGAATTTCGCTTGCGGTTTGCGTGATGGAACTTCGGATATCGGATGCAGTATTTGCAACTTCTGCCCTGATTTGGCTTGCCGTTTGCGTAATGGAACTATAAATCGTACTCTTTGCAGCATTTACTTCTGCCCTGATGGATGATGCAGTCTGAATGATTGAACTGCTTAAATCACTCTTTGCGCTTGCGACATCCAACCTGATTTGTGATGCCGTTTGCGTAATGGATGAATACAGTTCACTTTTTGATGCGCTGACAGAAAGCGTGATGCTGCTTGCCGTCTGCTCTATATTGCTTTGCAGTCCGTTCTTAACATCCTCCACATGAGTAGTGATGTTCGTAGCGGTCTGAGCAATCGTAGAATACAAACCTGCTTCTTTTGCGCTGACTTCAGTGCTGATCTTATGGGCAGTGACATTTAAGTTGCTATTAAATGTTTCTCCCATAAGGTCAACCTGTTTTGATACTACTGCCCAATGTTCTTTGTCATGCTCAATATATGTTTCATTTTCAAGGATCGTAGCAGTATCAGTAACCTGTTGCCATGCACCGTTTCTCCAAACATAATGGACAACACCATAAAGGTCTTTCCATTTGTATGTGCCTATCTCGTTCCATGTCTTGCCACTCAGTGCGTTCCAGGTAGTTGCGTTCGGTTTCTTGTACCACAGGTCACCGTCAATCAGGTCATCGTGCGTTGTGGAAGGATCCTCCCACTGAACAAACACCCTTGCTCGTTGCCCTATTTTCTGCTCGATGTTTGTCATGGTTTGCGTTACTACTGCCCACGCAACACCTGAAGCAACAGAAGCAACCTCGGTTCTTACATAATCGGATGTCTGCTCAATAACCGTTGCGCTGATGGAACTTGCAGCATTCGCAACCTCTGTTCTGATATAAGTTGCAGTCTGCTCGATAACACTCTGTGCCATACCTGAGATGGCGGTGCCAACCTCAGTGCGGATGCTCGAAGCAGTAACATCAATATATGTATGCAGATATCCGTCTTCACTATAGATTGCCCTGTGGATTTCAAGGTCAGACTCTGCTGTCTTTACTTTGCTTCTGTAGCTGTTTCCTTTTTTTGAACTCTCTTTCTGTGCCTGTGCTTCAATAGACGGAAGCGTTTCACCACCGGAAGACTGCACAGTGACCTTCGGTTGCCCTGTCCACTTCATTTTCATTGAATAAACAGGCACGGAGTACGGAACATTGTCAGAATGGACTATAACAACATCCCCACCTTGCATAGTCCAATCTGTAAACAGGTCTGCCGTTGCAGGATGGAAAGTTGGCGCAGATGCAAGTCTGCTGTAAATGGCAGTACGGGCATCAGCTTTACTGCTCATTCTCTCACTCTCCTTTCAGAAACGGATTATCCAGGATCAGATAACTGTTCGTCTTATCTGTACCTTCTGTCTCATCGGTTCCGCTTTCTGTGTCTCTGCAATACAGACCATCAATTGATTGTGTCTCATACCATGAATAAGTGAAACCTGAGTAATTGCTCTCAGAAAACGAGACATCCTGCGTACTGAACCAGACGAACTCCAGACCACCTGTTCTGCTGAACCTCGCAATACTGCAAGCGCACTCCGCAATCCAACCGATTACCTCACGAATCTTTGCGTTTGCGAACTCAGCAGGTTCCGAAACAACCTCCAGGTCATAATTCAGGAATTGAGAAGACAGTGCTGTAATGTCCAGATAAGTACAGATTGCTTCATAGATATCTGCTATCGTTGTTGGATAAGTGATGCCCAAAGTCTCAGAACTTGGCATATTCACTTCAAGCAGTTTCATCTGGTCATAAGCAGTTATAGAAATAACAGACTTTACAAGGACACTTGGCTTTTCAGCATAGAACACTCCCAAAGGACAGAACGCATATGTTTTGCTGCTCCCATTTTCTGTAAATGTGCGAGTGATTTCTGTTGGTGTACCTGTATCAATTCTCGCACCCATGTAAGCAGTAAACCAACCGAACTCAAAATCTTCCAACTGTCCATTGTCATTCAGAAGGTCGAAAGAGATGACAGAAGACGGGCAGGAACCAATTGCGATATCTTCTTCCGTATTGAACTCTTCGTCTAATGTAAGACCCTTTGTAATCACAATGTCTTCATTAGTAAACTCAGTGTCTTCAAACACAAGCAGAATCCTCTGGGGATTTCCTGCATTGATTGCCGTCCTCAGCGCAGTGCTTACTGTCTGCATCTTCTGTCCTCCTTTCTCAATACTCGATAATGCTTACCTTCAGATCTCCAAGCCAATCGTTCTCAGCAGGTGTCCATACAGCGGTAAAGTTCCGGTCACCGCAATAGGCATCAATCGTTGTCATCCCATTATTGGAACTGCTGAACGGATCAGGGAATGTAAACTGAAACTTGTCCGTTGCCAGCATACCGGAAATCCATGTGATAACAGACCACGGTATATTCTTGTACTCAATCGATAACGGATGCTTGGTTGCTACCTTGTTCCTGTGCAGATACCCTGTCGCATCACGCTCACCCATTGTGTCAAGGTCGGATTCCTTACCGGAGAAAGAGGTAGGATCTGGTATGGCAGTGTCGCCAATCTTAAACCCCATGATATATGTCAGATATGGACAAACCATTGTCATGTTCCGCATATCTCATCACCTCCCCGTCACCATTGACCACATTTCGGCACTGCGTTGGTTATGTTTCCCCCAGGCAGCAGAAGGTTCAATGTTCCATTCTTTATCGAGGATTCCTCTGAGCAGTTCGTTCTGTTGTGCAAGCAGTCTGTTCTGCTCCGCATTCGCATCACTGACACCTGCTCTGATACCTTCGATAATCTGTCCCTGGTTCGCAACAGAAGTCTTACCACCGATTTGACCAACCAATTCTGCGCCTTGTTCGTTTGCGATAAACAGGTCACCGTTCGGAATACCGTATGCGCCATTCGCATTTGTAGGTATCTCTTGCAGCCTGTCAAGATGCGCAACATACTGTATTCCGCTGATGCCGATTTTCGTTTCGTCCCAAAGTTTGCCGATAAGCGGAAGTGAAACAGCAGGAATCGTTATGTTCAGTTTGTTTAGGAATTCGATAAAGAAGTTCACACCGTCAATGATTCCGTTGATACAATCGATGAAGAAGTTACCAACAGGCATTGTCACATTGTTATAGAACCATGTAGAGACTGTGCCCCACGCATCTTTAACAGACGTTATAATATCCCCCCAAAGCAGTGAAATATTGCTCCACATGCCAAGGAAGAAGTTCTCAATAGACCCTTCACCAGAACCAAACAACGTAGTAAAGAAAGACAGAACGCTATCCCATGCGGTTGTAATGTTGGTATAGATGTTTGTATCCCACCATTCGCATACAGTCTGCCATGCAGTATGGACAATATCAGCAATAGATCCAGGTACTTCAGTGCCACCGAACAGATTAGTAAAGAATTCACTTACAGTATCCCATGCTGTTGAAATGTTTGTTGCGATATCCGTATTCCACCATTCACTCACAGTAGACCAAACATTTGTTGCACTTGTACTGATATCAGTCCACAGGGCAGAGAAGAACGCTTTTACACCGCCCCATGCCCCTTCTGTTTCAATTGCTTCTCTAACATTTGTGTCCCACCATGTCTTTACATCTTCCCATGCTGTTGCTGCCCAACCAGCAATGCCTGTTCCGTCCTCTGTACTGCCCCACAGATCAGAGAAGAATGTCGATACAGACTGCCAGGCAGTTCTTACCTTGTCACCTACACCGGATTCTTCCCACCACTTTTTAACACTGTTCCACGCTGCACCTGCTTTGCTTTTTACAACAGACCATACGTTACTGAGTGTTGCTTTAACAGAAGTCCAAGCACTGCGGACTGCTTCTCCAAGACCGGAATCCTCCCACCATTGTTTGACAGCATTCCATGCTTCTTTTGCTTTTGTTTTAACAGTATTCCAAACATTCACCAATGTTTGTTTAACTGTTGCCCATGCCTGACGAACCGTTTCGCCAAGTCCGGAATCTTCCCACCACTGCTTCACGGAATTCCATGCTGCTACTGCTGCACCTTTAATTGATTCCCATACACCTGTTACAGTACCTTCAATGTCACTCCATATGGATTGGATAACACCCACAAGTCCGTTATCACTTAAAGCAGAAGATGTGAAGAGTGAAACTGCACCAGCAGTAAGCAATCCAATGCCAAGAGGAAGGTTCCCTGTGAGACATATGATTGCACCAAGCGCAAGGCTTGCAGCGCCAACAATAGCAGTAACCTTGGCAAACATAGTCTTGATATTTTCAATGACTACTTGACCGTTATCATTTGCGATTTGGTTTACAACGAGATTCGCAGCACCAATAGCAAGAAGTCCAATACCAAGTCCAATATGTCCTGTGCAAATAAAGATTGCGCCAAGGGCAAGGCTTGCAGCACCAACAATCAATGTTACCTTTTTGATTATGTTCTGCACATTAGTTGGGAGTTTCTGCCAATCCGTAGTAACTGTCTTCGCAATTGCAGCAGCACCAACCAACATGCATCCAACACCAAGTGGAATATGCCCCGTACAAGCCATGATAAGACCAACTGCAAGCATTGCTTCGCCGACAATCAGTTGCATAATCCCGTTGACTTCATTCCCGACAAGGCTTGAAAGTGCGCCTGGATTATATCCGCTATCGTTATCACTGCCCTTGCTCTGAATCACATTCAACTCATCCCATGAAGCAAGCATGTTCTTTTGCGCTTTGCTTGCCTTGTTGGATGAACCATAGTATTTATTAATGCTCTTAGTGCTTTTCCCAAACAGGTCACTTGTCAGTCCAAGCATCTTCAGCAGATTCTGCAACTGATTGCACAACCACTGAATTGCCTGTGTTATTGTATAAAGGACAGGAACCATTGCTTCCACAACAGGCGCAAGAGTCTGGATAATAGATGTGGTTGTATCCGCAAGCATGGTCTTTGTCGCATCAATAGATTTTGCGAACGTACCATTCATGTGCTTGCTGAACTCATACGCTGCTTGCCAACTCTGCTGAAATCCCTTAATGAGAGACTTTACAGCAGTCCTGATAAGCATCATCTTTGCAATGCGACCGATTTGATCAAGCAATCCTTTGGTCTTTTTCTCTGTTTTTTCTGATTCTTCTCCGGAATTTTTTATAGCATTGCTTACGGTTTGAACCCCACTTGAAGCACTATACGAAGAATTAGCAATAGCATTTAACGTTTTGCTGTATGTTTTTGCATTCGTTGTGGCAGCAGGAAGTCCATTCCCACCGGAAGTACCTGGACTTGTGATACTCGGTAATTTAACACCGCTGTTCCCCTTCAGATCCTTGAGCAACTTATTCAGCGTAGTAAGGGATGCAACTGCTGTTCCTGCTGCCTTTGCCAAAGAACGGATATTCCCTACAAGTTTCCCAATTTCTTGTCCTGCTCCATTGGAATTGGCTTTTATTTCAAGAGATATAGTCTCAAGAGTTGCCATCAGTTATCCGTCCTCTCATTGCTTTTTGTTGCGTTGTTTTTCAACAACCTGTCAAGGAATGCAATCACTTTCTGTTTTTCTTTAAACTTCTCTTGTTCTTTTTCAGCCTTTGTCTTTGGCAGATAATCAAGAGGAGCATCAATATATTTAGCTGAACGGCTACCCAATGCGGAAGCAACCACCGCTTGCACCGCTCTGTATATATATAACCCTTGCATCCACATCTCTTCGTTCTTCGCTCTCTGTTTCAGCAGATATGCTTCTCTGAAGGTTGATGCCATGCCTGGGTCACCGAACCAGAACTGCTCCCAAGTCATCCCGTATAACATATAAATTGGGCAGACAGATTCAAACAGTTCGGTCATTGTGTCGAACTGCGACGGAGGAACAGGTTCGTTTACAGTTCCACCGTCACTGTTACGTTTTTTGCTTCACCATCGTCCTGTTCGCTTGCCAGAGTCTCGAACGGTACTGCCCAAAGTTCGCCAAGTCTCTGCGCCAATGCTTCCGACATACCACCCATACGCTCAAGCAGTTTCTCTGCCTGTGCGAGACTGACAGACGGATGATGCATACGGAACGCATACCAGAAGAACTCAGGGACTTTCGTCATAGGGTAATTGTCCACATCGACAATTCGGAAACCCCGTCCTTCAGCAAACTTAATACTGTCTCTGCTGAACTCAAGGGTATAGTCACGGTTGTTTTCTGTGTCATGAATGATCACAGGTTTTACTCTGTCTTTCAGTTCTCTTGCCATTGTCTTTTCCTCCATATTAATAAAAAATATATGTTAGGGCAGTATCCTCTGATACGGGCAGAGGAAGCGTGATATTCATCCCGTTTGTCCTGCCACTAACAACAGTTTGATTAGGTGGACTTGGATGCCCAACCGGAAATCAGATTGGGAATAATGTGCAACTGTGCTTCAACAACCGCATCAACACCCATCGCACTCAGACCAAGTTCGCTCGGCATACCTGCGAAGTAGAAAGAGTCATAGTTCGGAATAGCGACCTCAAAGTAGGTCAGTTTGCCACTCGTCCACGCACTCTGAGCAGCGGTAACGCAGGATTCCCACTTGGTTTTCAGATCCGCAGTCAGGTTAGCGGTAAGAGCAATATCATTACCTGCATCCTTCACACCGGGGATATACCGCTTATACTGATCGACCAGATTCGTCACTTCCAGGTTGGAAGGAGTCATGTTGATCTCAGGAATAGCCTTGATGTCAGGGATCTCAGTATAGCCAGAAGTCGGTCTACCGGAAGTCTCGACACAGTACTTCAGTTTGATACCAATGGTATTGAACTCAAGTGCCATCTGTTTTCATCTCCTTGTGTCTTTTTCTTGTTGTAACAGGTTCCTCATTCGGCTTTTCAGCCTTAGTCTCAGCAGGAATCATCGCATGGCAATGTTCACACTGCTGAGTTTTACTGTCATGCCGACAGTATGGACATTTATACATTCCGTTTACCTCCTGTACAGTTGGAAGGTGGTGGTTGTGGTCTGTTGCTGACCTTCACCGGAAACAGTTTCCACACCCTTCGCAACAATCACCGTATACCTTGTGTACTGCCTGTAGATGCTTCTGTTCATATTGAACGGTTCGCTCATATATGTTCTGCGGAACTTCATGCCTTGCATGATGCCATCCACAAGGTTAAGCAGTGTGCGCAGTTCACTTCTTGCCGTCCCTTGCTTATCTGAGTAGAACTCAATCTGATAAGTCAGACGGGTATAGTTTTCTGCACAAGGGTCTGTGTTCGTATCGTCAACAGGAACATTGTTCGTCTCACGCACTACAACGCAAGGGAACGTAGCATTTTTTTCGATAAATCCCTGTGTGACAGCAACATCCTGTCGAACGTTCTGAACACCGTTGTAAACAGTGTCAAAAACGAGATTTTCTACATCGATCATAAATGTATTGCTCCCTGTGCTACCGTTGATGCGGTATTGATAGTGTGTTCCTTAGCGTGATACAGTCCTTGCCTTGGTGCTACTGCCGTATAGACATTTCCACCAAAGTGCCACTTTCCTGTAGCAAAGTATTCCTGTGTGCCAACCTGTTCAGAGTAAGACCCAGGATATACATCAACAGGTGGAGGATTATCAAACGGAATGCCGATCATTGTATCGTCACCTGCGCCGAACTCCGCAATGATTGCAGAAGTACCTGATGCTTCGATAACTCCTGTCATCTTGTCAGGTCTGCTGCTTGTTACTACTGCCATATCACCGTCATAGAACTGTGCGATTTCACGTCCTTCATTGGTCAGGATTTCAATAGTCTCATCAATTCCATCACTGATGTTTGACAGTATTGCATCAAGCTGGTTGGCAGCAGCATCGATACTGTTTTCTGATATTCCCATATTGATGGTCACGATACAGTCACTTCCTTGAGATAGTAGATCAAGTGATTCAGTGACTTCGCTTTACGGACTACCACAAAGTTGTGCGGAAGCAGTACAGTTGTCGATACCGTCTGCATTTCTCCGTTCACAAGTTCCTGTGTTTCATTTGTCTGCTCATGAGGAACACCGTACCAGACGATGCTTTCTTCACTCAGTTCACAGTTCATATCCTCTGTAGAAGCACGATGCGTATATCCTTTGCTGATGCCGAACCGTTCAAGTTCTGCCATACCCTGTGAACCAAGGTTGTTAGCACCGGACGATATGGCAACGGACATCTTCGCTGACTTCGGAGTGCCATATGTGATGGTTTTCTCGCCTGTCTTTAGACCATTACTGTCCGTCACATAAGTGCTTCCTGTTGGATTTGCAAACCACAGTTCTGTTTTATTCCGTTCAAGCAGTCTCACAATCACCCACCCACTTTCGCAAATGGAGTGATACGGCAGAGAATGTCCTCATCGTCTACCGTTGCGTAAGCACGGTTCACACCGTTCTCTTCGTGACTCGTTTCACCTTCGCTGCCCCTACGCAGGAAAAGCCTTGCACTCAGTTCACACTGAAGCGTTGCATACCGATCAGGGATGTCGCTTTCGCCTTTATCGGTATCATACGGGTAAAGCCTTTCGAGCATTTTATTCGCTGCAATGGAAAGGTAGACCGTTACAACGGGATCAGTAGCAGCAGGATCATTCAGCACCAGGGCTTTTACCATTGCTATCTTTTCTGTTTTGTTCATAACGGTCTACCTCCAATATCACTTTGCGCTTTTCCTTCTGCCACGGGCAGCAGGTTTCTGCGCCTTTTCCGGTTTCTCTTCCGGTTCAGTAAATGGAATTTCTTCTTTGACTTTTGCTTCAGCCTTGGCAAGCCTTTCAGCTTCCTCTTTCTGCTTCAGCAGTGTCATTGCCATCAGCATACCCATATTATGCTGTCCTCCTTACGGAATCAGATTAGGTGGATTCTGCCTGGATCTTAATAGCTTTGGAAGCATCGTACAGGTAGCAGACTTCATGCTTGCTGCCCGTGATCACATTGGTGAAGTCCAAAATGTTCCGGTCGGTTTCGATCAGCGTGTCGCGCTTCATGATGACCTTCAGCGCACCGGGCTTGACAATGTAAGCAACCTCCTCGACAGCAGTGTCGCCTTTCAGTTTGTTGCTCACGATAATCTGGCAACCATAGATCTCGCCGACGGCACCACGGACAAGGCGATCAGCAGCGATCTCAGAAGCAGGAAGCCAAGTGCCGTTAGTGTTGCGGATCGCAGTGTACAGACGGGGAGAAACTACAACAACCTTCTCGCCCACATCGATGTCTTCGCCGAACAGTTCCAGGGCAGCACTGATATCGGCAGGAGCAACAGCGGTAGTGGTGGATGCGGTTTCATAGGTCATGGTGGAAGCAATACTGCCAAGAACGGTCAGCATTTCGTTGTCCACCTTGTTCGCAATAGCAGTAGCAATCTGCATCGCAGCCTGTCCCATAGGATCACCGTAACCGGACAGGATCGCTTCATCAGACAGGGACACTCCCTTGGCAATCTTATGCACCGTAACGGTTGTGCTGGCAGTCTGAAGTGCAACAGGGGTCAGGGTAGAACCTTCACCAAGCACAGCAGCATCACCGATGTAGCTGTAGGAAGGAAGGGTCAGGGTGTCACCAGGCTGACCGACAAGCGTATTGTCAACTTCAGCCAGGGGCGCAAAACGAATCAGATCATGAAGTTTCTTTTCAACCATATCGGAAAGAACTTCTGGATTGATCAGATTGGACAGAGTGGTCAGTGCCATATTGATTCAACTCCTTAACTTGTTTTCGTCATTTCCTTGTAGAGTTCAGGGTTTTCGTTGTATAACTTGACCCGTTCTTTATATCCCATTTTCTCAAACTCATCTTTGCTCATCGTCTTGTCTGCTTTCCCACCGGAAATAATGGGGTTGCCGATAAGGGATTTGGCTCGGAGTTCTTTGTCATGGGATTCAATAAACTTGCGAATCCCATCAAACAGTTTGGCTGTATCACCTGCATCGATTGCTTCGGCAGTTGCCTGGGCAAGTGCTGCTTCAAAACCAATGGCGGTTAACTGCGCTTTATGATTTGCGACATTCCGTTCCTTGCGAAGCAGTTCAAGTTCCTGTTGCATGGCAGCGCTTGCAGCTTCTCTCTCTGCGTTCGCCTTTTCTTCTTCGGTCATCCGTTCCTGCAACTGCTTTTTGTATTTGCTTGCATCGGCAGAAGCATTGGTTACACTCTGCTTGAGTTTTTCGTTCTCTGCTTCCAACTGTTTAATGCGTTTATCAAGTTCAGCAGTATTCGGAGTCTTGGTTTCCGTATTCTCTACGTTTGCGGTCTTCTCAAGTTCATTTTCCATTGTTGATATTCTCCTTTGCGATTTAAGTCTTCTCTGACTTTATGTGCGATTAAGGTCTTCTCTGACCATATATCTAAAAGCCAATAGGCTTAAAGATTCCATTCACTCTTGGGGATCGGTTGCACATCGTTCACCATGTGAAGCAGGAATTGCCGAAGCGTGATGCTTTCCATCAGCAACCATCCATTTTCAACCCTGTACGTTCTCGCAATCTTCGCAAGTGCTGCGATCTTCTTGGGGTCTACGTTTTTGTAGACATTCCAATACTCTTTCATGTAGGTACAGAACCAACGCTCGGCAGTGCGGTAATCCTTGGTCAGTTCCTTCTGCAACCATGATTCCTGTTGGAAATCGTAGTAACTATCAATGATTGTCTTGACTACTGTGAGATCCAACGCTTCTGGCAGGTTCCGTTGCTTCAGTTCTTCTGATATGGCAATCCTTTGACGAATCTGGTGATCATAGGTTTTGATCAACCAATTGTCATACTGTCTGCTTACAGAAGAATCATTCCAGCACCACAGATAGATACTGCCCTGGATCTCTCCGATTTCCTCATTCGCTGCTACTGCCTGTGTCAATGTGTTAAAGAACACATCCTCATGCAGTGTCAGTTTCGGATGGAATCGGAGGTTTTCTTTCTTCAGCCATTCTGTTCTGAACATCTTGCCGTGGATGAAGATGTAGTCACGGTTATGTGAGTGATAGATAATGTTGCCATCCTTGGTCTTAATCTCTTCCATGAAATGCGACCAATACATCATCTTGCTCTCGTCCTTGGTCGCCGTAAGCAGTATGTGAACGGCATTAGCGGAGAGGAATGTATCATCGAAGTCGCAGATCATAACCCAATCTGCCTGTTCTGTGGCGACATCGATTCCTGCGTTCCTCGCACCGGATACACCTGCATGTGGGATGGTCAGGTTCACTACATCGTATGGATAGTCCTTAAACAGTTCATCAGGCAGTCTGCTGTCTTCACCATCACTAACCACAATCACACCGATGTCTTTGAAGTCGATATTCCGTTGCAGTGCCAACATATCGAACCAAGGCTTGCCAAGTGAAAACGGGCTCTTGTAGTGCGTTATCACGAAGTCAAGAATGTGTTTTTTGTTTGACTTACCCGTATTAAGTCAACTCCTTTCATGTCATATCACAAGTTCAATAACGCATCGGCAGTTGCAGTCTTCCTCCGGTTCGCCGAAACCGCCCGGATACATTGCGCTTGCCCCTGTGTATGTGTAAAAGAGGTCATTGATGCCGACCATCTGCCCTTCCATGTAGGAGTGCGTATCTCTCACCAGGTCATCCATACGGGTCACCCACTTTTTCCGAAGTCCGGTTCTGCCACTGTTTATACCTGCCTGGTATACGGCAGCGTTGTAATCACGGTGTGCTTCCGTATCGATGATGCGCAAAAGTCCGTAGACATCACCGCCATCAAATTGCTCTTTCACACGATCTCTGAAAGTCTTATTCTCAATGTCAAGGTTCACAGTTTTATCATCAAGACCGTCCTTAAACGGTACGATCCCAACAATCTCTTCAGCATCCTTCCAACCGTATGCGTACACAAGGCAGAGTACGAACTCCAGATAGTCGCAGAACTTGTCAAAGTATCCCTTGCGTTTCTGCTGTGTCATCGACATAACCCGTCTTGCTTCTTCACGGATAAGGTTCAGTTCATCCCATTCAAACAGCAGTTTCATTCAGCATCATCATCCTGCTTATTGTTGTCATACTTCTCCTTGTCGAGTTTCGTACTGTCGAACATCTGCTGCTGTTTTTTCTCGTTCTCTTTCTGAATCTGCTTGTACCATTCCATTGCGAGGTTGTAGGCTTCCTCAGTGTCCACAAACAGACCGGATGCTTCGTATGCGCACTTCGGATGGACTTTGTCGCTGGCAAGCATGGTGATCAGTGTCTGGGACTTGGACAGGATGTTCTCATAGTTCCTGCGAGTGAACTTGACATCAATGTCAGTTGGGTCAAAGTTCAGGTCTGCGATACCGCTGCACAGAACGGAAACAACAGTAAGCATTTCCTGTTCAGGCATTTTGAACATCGTTTCAAAGTCCTGCGCCCGTGTTTCTGCACCTTCCCAACCGTTCTTCAGCACTACCGCACCATTGTTGGAGGAATCAGATGTGCCACCCGCGGACTGAGAAGGAACACCGCAAATCTGAAGCACAGCATTGTACATATCGTCTTTAAGTGTCTGGTTCTGTGCCTGGTCAAGCTGTTCTGCGAGGATCTTGATATCTGCTTTGCTGTCTCCGACAGACTTCAGCAGAATCATTCCTGCCTGACGGATACTGTCGGCGGTTGTCCCTTCTTCGACCTGGCAGTTATACAGAACCATCAGACTCTGCACGAACTGCTGAACTGCTTCATTCCTTGCGCAATCGAAATCATTGATCGCATCGAGCATGGACAGGCAGATCTCAAAACAACCCTGACGGGCAGAATTGTTCTGGTATTCAATGATCGGAATAGCACCGAATGAGTTTGCAGCCTTTGTATACTTGCCTGTTCCGTTTTCGAAGGTATAAACGGCAGTAGGAGTGTAGACTGTGAATGTGATGTGCTGATTCTCGTCAGTAACGTAGTTCACACCTGCCACAACCCGTTTGCTGAAGTCATTCGCACGGATCACGAAGGTATTCCGTGGGTCAAGCGTATACAGGTCAAACGGGCATTTGAGCAGAGGATTGATGTTCTGTGTCACATAGCGATAACCGATACCGCAGATCATGCACCACTCAATCAGTTCACGGTCTTTCGTTGCCTTGCCGACAACACGCATAAGGTCATTCAATTTGTTGACAACGGCAGATACATCGTCACCGGCAGCAGAAGAGACATACTGAATCGGTTTACCTGCCACATAACCGACCTTGAAGGAAACCACTTCATTGGCACGGTTTTCAACAATCCTGCATGTAAGGTCATCCCTTACCTCACGATGACGGTACAGGCTTGGCTGCTTGCCCTTGTAGTAGTCCCACAGGTACTGAATCTCGTCTCTGTTTGTCAGATGCTTGAGATATGCCTGTTCAACCACACCCACGATGTTCTTGTCAGTGATAGTCTGCTCTGTTGAAAAGATGACCCGTCTGCCAAACAGGTTCCTGGATATAGCCTGTGTACCGCTAACAGCATTTGTTTCTGACATTCGTTTCACCTCCGATAACAGAAAACGCATGACTACGAATTGAATCGCAATCATGCGTTGATACCTCCGACACAGGGCAGAACAGGGCTGTATTCTGCCCTATGCTCAGGGAGGAAAAGAACTATTGCAAGTCCTCAGTGAAAATATAAAACAGACAAAATACAATTGTCAATAGTGATTTTATTGTTTATTCACTAATTTTATTGGTTATACGGGCAAAACACGAACATTGTTGCATGTAACAAGCATTAATGTTCGGCTTTAGAACATCCGCTTCACGATTTTGACCTCGTTGCCACCAAAGAATGCCATATTGATTGCCATTGCGAGAGAGTCAGGCGCATCATCGTGCTTATTTTTGCCATTGATGCTGAAAGAGTAGACATTCTGCATGAACAGTTCATACTCTTTGCTGCGTTTCCCTTCCTCCAGGAAGATCATATGCTCCCGGATATCCGGTGCTTTGTCGAATATCCGCTGCAATTTGCCGTTCCCGGTATAGTGCTTTGTGGTTTTCTGCACATTGATGCGGTGATTGCGGTCTTTCAGTTCTTCGTCAATCCCATCAGCGTATTCTGCTGTCATTTTCGTTGCTTCGACATGGATTGCCTGGACATTATGCTTTATAGCAGTATCAACCACATGCGGTTGTGTGTATTTCTTGTCCCTGTTATCGTATACAACATCGACAACATAGATATCATGGTCGAACTGATAGCAGACAGGCGATGCAACAAAGTCACCTCCACCCCAGGCAGGATCCACTGCCATGAAGATACGGTCAGGATCAGTGTTCTCAGGCAGTACACCATTGAAAAACCGCATGTCCTCAGGCGAGAAGACTGCACCGTCACGCTCAATCGGTTCACCCTGGTACTGAGCATACCATGATGCCATGTCATTGTTCCGCTCAAAGGATGCCCTACGTTGCTGATAGGCTTCCGTACTGAACCCAACATCGAACGCATAGTCGAAGTTGGATTCGTCATTCTCGTTCAGGGCAGGTACGTTTATCTGTTTCCATCGGATTGATGCGAACTTTGGTTCATTCTGAAGCAGTTCAACACGCATACCCTGGGGATCAACCAGCGACCACCTTGTGCCTATCCACAGATGCTTGGCAGTTTCCTTCCCACGGGGCAGGTAGTTGTTCTCGACCTTTGCCCATGCTCCTGCCAAGCGGTCTTTGTTCATTGCTTCCTCGATACCGGAGATCAGGTCATCCGCTATCTCATACCCGTTGCAGTCACATGCCCCGTTCAGCGTACCGTAAAGGGATCGTCCTGTGAAGCTGGCATAGCGTTTCTCTCTGTTGATGTTCAGCAGTAAGTCTTTCGCATTGGTCGATGCCACGCTGCACTCAGGGAAAATATCTCGCCAAAGGTACGTTATTGGGTCAGAAAGGATCTCAAGCAGACCTTTGTAGAACACCGTGACCACACTGTCCGTATATGAGCAGTACAGGTTGCTTCTCTCACTGTCTCTCAGGATAACCCACAGCACAAAGAACAGCATAAGCGTTGTCTTTCCTACCCTTGGTGGCATACTCAGGAAAATTTCATCAAGTTTATCGTCTTCAAGATCCTGCAATGCCTGTGCTACGGGCAGCAGTTTCTTCCTTCTCGGCAACCAATACTGCTGCGCCACAGGTCTGTCCCACTCCAGATATATCATGAAGTCATCAAACACATCCCTGGCAGTAATCAGATATGCCCGTTTAGTCATCTCACCCATGCCACTTATATGACTTATAACAGACCTGTATTCTTTGATATAACTGTATACAGTATTGCTATGTTCTTTGCTCCACGCACTCTTTAACGCATAATACGCATACTCATAATCACTTCTGCCCATAAAAATATTATAACTCTTTAGCATCTTCTCCAGATCAGTCATTGCTATTCCACCTCCCTATAGCTATTAATAACTATTATCCGTAAAGAAAGAAAAGAAAGTAATACAAAGAAAAGAAAGAAATACCTTTATTATATTAGCTATTTATTAGCTATAATCCCTTATATTTCAACGCTTATAACTATTTATATCCTTTATTACTTCTAACAGTAGGTATATCATCCCTATTATTAACCCTAATTCTATTATTATCCCTGTTATACCTATACATATGTATACAGTATCTATGTCCATTTATATTACCTCTCTTTTTATTTTAAAAAATATTTTTAGTACTACCACCCTATCTATAACAGTAATATATATGCCTTTTTTATTTTAAAAATATTTCTAAGACTACCTTGCCATGAAATGTACATACAAATATCCCCTACGGGTATAGTTGTACATACAACATAGGTATAGTATAATATAGGTATATATTATTCTATAATATTATCTAAAGATATTATTTGTAATATAATATGTTAGATATTATATCCGAAATAATATGTTAGATATTATATTATAGATAATATATTTATATAATATGTTAGATATTATATATACCATATTATTGTTGAAATAATATCGCTATATCATAGCATTTCCAGACATAGGGGATATAATATTTATGCATAAAAGGGATATAATTATACATGTTTCTATATATTGTATGGATCAGAAAAACGCATACTATATATTGATATTAACTATTCGCTAAACAATAATTTTATGAATAGTTACAAATAATGGTAATTATAGCAGTAATCAATCTAATAACCCTGCTTTATCTGTTATATCGTTGTCCCCTGGATCTGTATTATTATTAGCTGTTATTATATGGTCTGTTGTGTCTTTATATCCCATGTTATTTTTCATGAGGAATATACCTGCTACGGGATTAATCTTGCCATTATTCATGTATATTTCATATTGACTATTGATTATATCATAGGCAGTTTTTATCGTGTTAATACATTCTTTGTTTTTAATCACATCATATTTTCCGGTTATCCAATTAAAAAAAGTTATCCTGCTACAGCCAAAAGCAAGCGCAAGAGTAGCAATAGCGGGTTTCATGTCATGTTCTTTTGAGATCCGAAAAAAATCATATATCCGTTGTTTCACTTGCTCCAGGTTGTTTATATCTATAGCAGGAAGGGAAGAAACAGAAAGAGTATAGTCAAGTATCCTGGTATTGTCGCCTTCTTCCGTTAGCATTGCATGGTCAGAACGTTTAATTCCGGTTGTTCCTTTAGGTCGCCCTCTTTTCTTTGGTAGGTTGTCAGCGGATCCAGGGCTAACAATATTATTTTTATTTTTTTCTGAATTAATTATTTTATTTTCTGTTTTCTTTGGCATTGTTTTATTCCTCACTTTCCTTTGTTTTCCATGCTTTCCGCATGGTTTATTTTTCCCAATAATAAAATAATAAAAAATATAAAAAAAATCAAATAAATTTATAGAAAAGGTATTGACATATGTATATACCTATGTTATTATAACATTGTCAAAAGGAACCGACCTAAACGAAACGAACGGAGGACAAAGCAATGAAAAACAATGAAATGGTAACAGAAATCATCCTGGAAAATGGCTCTGATTCCATCATGGTCATTTATATGGATGTAAAGACCGGAGCGACAAGGCATGATTACCTTTACACAATGCCCGGATTTGCTTCAGATCCGGAGTATCTTGTATACCTGATGAAAAAAGCGCATGGTCTTTGTTGGTAACTTGTTTACTAATTAGATTAGAGAAAGAAGGTATAAAACAATGAAAACTATAGTTGATAGAATAGCAGCGGAGGAACTCAAACTTTATATTGATAATACATCGATAGTCTATTTCCGCTCATATATTCCGGTTTGTAAAACCCTGGAAAGAAAGATTAAAAAAGGCATTTTCGATAAAGAAAAAGCGGTTTTGGCTTTTATGTATGTATGTAAATACGCTGCAAAGCTTTACTGTCAGGAATTCGGTGGAGTATGGCATAAAGTTTTTGACAAGGCAACAAGGGAAGAAGCCGCAAAAATGCTTTTATCCTGCTACCTGGAAGAAAGACAATATAACCCTATTGTTTGATATCAACTTGTACTATTTATTTTAGAGAAAGAAGGAAAATATAACATGAAAATCACGAAAAAAGATATCTATGCAAAGTACGGCATAGAGTATAAGGACGGCAAGGTGCTGTCTCCGGTCGGTTGGATCCCTGAATTACTAAAAGAAGGTAATGAAAAGACAGGGAAACAGGTTTATACATTTTCTTTGCTGCCCGGTACAGGAAACTATATGACAGAATGTAACGGACATACAATAGCAGCAAAAGGAACTTGCGTTTGCAATTGTTCCGGTTGTTATGCAATGACGGGACGGTATAATTGCGGTAACGTAATAAAATCTATGATTGTAAATACATGGTTAGTAAATAATTATATATGGTTTGTAAAAGCTTGCATTATGGCGCAATTGGAGTGTATCGGACGGGGCGAAATCCGCATACATGCGGCCGTGGATTTTAATACACAAAATCCTGGTGAGTATTCTAATATGTGGTTAGACATTGCAAGGAAAAATAATTCTTTCCGTTTCTGGACATATACAAAAATAAAACAGTATGAAACACTCTTTGACGGTTTAAAGAATGCGAACATTGTAAAATCTGTTATTCCTGGAATTGGTGTAAATTTCGGGCATTGTGAATACATCATAAACGCATATTATACCCTTAGAGATTTAGGAAAAAAGGTTTATATTTGCCGTTGCGGAATTGATAAAAATCAACACTGTGAACGTTGCGGAATTTGTGCAACTTATGATTACGTTTTGTTTGTTGAACATTCTACAGAGTACAAAGCGGAAAAGGATCCGTATTATCAAAAACTTGTTGAAATCGTAAACAATCAGTAATTTACAGAAAGAAGGTTTATAAAATGGCATTCAGAAGTAGAACACTGCAACAAAAAGTAAAAGGAAAATGGCAAGCTGTAAACGTTACAATGGATCCTGATGCAATAAACGAATTATTGATATCTGAATTGACTATCCGTTACATTTTCCACAAAAGGCAGGTAAAGAAAATCAAATATACAGGCATTGGATTAATTGTGATGTTTGATAGAAAGACACAAGCAGTCTATACAAAGTAAAGAAAGAAGGTTTATAAAATGATTCTATCTGTTCGGACACTTGCTGAAGTGATTAATAACAAATCCCGTATTGTTTACTATGAATCCTGGTATGATAAAACGAACGTATACTATTATGATAACAATGGACGGAAATTGTATATAAAATCATTCCGCAACGGTTCCTATACTTGGACAAAAGATCCGTTATATGCAAGGCATTATACAGAAAAAGCAGCAGTTAAACATATGAATACATTGTCAGACATGTTAAGACATAACGAATTATAAAAAACGGATCCACAAACACTATACAACCGGAAAAAATCCGGTTGTTTTTTATTGCCATAACCCTGGAAATATGCAGCAATCAAAAGCAGGCAAAAACAGGCGAAAACAAACGATTGCAGCGTTCGAATGTATCATATATCATTCCGTTATATACAACTCAATTTTGACATGCTACAATGCGAAAAACAGGCATATTCCGTTTATAGTTTCTTTCCGCTTACTCTATTTTATTTATCATATATGTCTATACCTATATACATAGTAGGTAAGTATACGCAATTGTACGGACAATTTTATTTGTACAGACAACTTATCGTATTGTACGGACAACTTGCAAAGTTGTATGTACATCTATACCTATTAATATAGTAGGTATATATTGTTCGTACAACTTTACGAAATGTCCGTACAACTTGTAAAATGTACGGACAACTAAACCTATTTACATAGTAGGCATATAATGTACGGACAACTTCAATATTTGTCCGTACAACTTAACCTACTAACATAGTAGGTATATACCACATTTTAATAAACCTGGATAAAGATTAAAATCAAAAAATTGGAAAAATTTTAGATTTTTTGCCAATATATCCTATAGCGTGCGCACAGGGGATTGCAATCAGGATTTTTTTATGCTATCATAGGTATGAACATATTATACTTTATCATGAAAGGAATGTAAAATAATGGCAAATAAAGCATCAATCAGACAGGCAAGGTACGATTCCACGCATTGCAAAACCTATTGTTTAAAATTCAATTACGGAACCGATGCAGACATAATTGAAAAGTTGTCCTCTGTTCCTTCTATGCAAGGCTATATAAAACAATTAATTCGCCAGGATATGGCAATGTCTGCTTCTGTTTCTGCTTGCGGTTCAACACAAGAAATGGCAGAAGAAAAAGCAGATTGATTTACAAGAATCTATGCAGCTTTTACAAGCAAATTATTGGCAAATAGCTATTACATAATTTGCAAATTGCTTATCCGTACCTGATTTTTAAAATGCTATCCGTACCTGATTTTGGATAGGGGGATATATAAAAGACCGGAGTGTAATGCTCCGATCTTTTTATGTCCGCACCTGATTTTTATACCAGACCTCTGCGCTTTGCGATGGATGCAGATATCTTTGTCAACAGGATCCATACACGGTTTTCATCCGTACCTGTCTTTTGACAATAGATTTTTACACCTTCAGGCAATTTATAATGCGACCTGAAAACCTCTGTCAGTACCTGTTTTTGTTCATCCGTTAAGCAGTAATAAACAGCCTGGACTGCAAGCCAATTGTCGATGTCCGCTTTCCGCTTCCCTTCTGTTTTCAAGGACTCAGGAGTTGACAGGAAGAACCGTATAGCATGATTCACATAGTCAGTATAATAGCACCTGGTTTTCAATTTTCGTACCTGTTTTTCACTCATCGATAATCACCTCATTTATTCTGTCAAAAGAGTTTTTTACAACGCTGATCCGTACCCCAATTTGGTTATATATTTCTTCGATTTCGTCATCAGAATCAAATATAACAGTAAACCTGTGATCCACATTGTGCAGGAAACTGACAATCTCTTCCGTTGCGTTTCCTGCTTCTATCAGTTCTTTGGCAATGGCTGCATACATCTGCTTGAAAAAATTAGTCGATGCATACATATACCCGTCTTCGTACCCGTTTTTGTACTGCTTGTCCAGGTCTTCGGCAGTAATACCATTCACGGACAGTTTCCGTACCCGTTCTGCCGTTCCGTCCCGTACCCATTCTTGCATTTTCTGCCGTTGTTGTTGTCTTCGCATCTGTCTGTTTAAACCCATCTCCGTACCTCTTTTCTCACTGATTAATTTAGATTTGCCACAGGAATACCTCTATTTCGCTTTGTAAGGCATCAAATACCGCTTCCACAATCTCAGACGATAAATTGTCCATCCGAAATTAGACCCACTCAGAATCGCCTAAAAATAGCCTTAAAATGGAACGTCAATTTCAGCAGTCACATCCGTACCTGATTTTTCCCATCCGTAGTGCTTTGTCAGGCTGCGTACGCTGAACACTCTTTTCGTTTTCGGAGAGTAGTTCAGAATTATCTTACCCGTACCCATCCTGAGCGTACCTGCCAGACGGTTCTTGCTGATCTCCAACTCACAATCGTAATCCGCACCTTCTTTTGCCCTTGCGTAATTCATCACTATGTCAACCTTGTTTGTGATGTCAGACGATCCAGATACATCGTCATTGTCGAACTCTGTCTCATCTTTGCCACGCTTACGGGGATGTGCTACCAGGATGATTGCTACATCGTACCGGACAGCAATCTTCTTCAGTTCGCCAACAAAGTTGCTCTGTGCCAAGTACAGGTTGCTTTGATCATTCACTGTCTCCATTGCGGTCATCAGATTGTCGATGCAGATAAGTTTCACATTCCGTCTGCTTGCAACCTCTCTGACGATATCAGTCAGTTTCTCCGTTTCTTCACCGTCCTCAACGTACCCGTTGTCATAGATATACGCTTTCCCCCTATACCATTCGCTGATACGCTTGCTGATAGCAGGATCTATCGTGTAGGTGTCATCACCGAATTCATTTTTCTCTGTCAGCATATAGTTGTCTCCTGCCAATTGGCAGTTCAACCACCGTTTGAAGTGATAACCTGCCAATTCACCGGAATAAGCGAACACTCCAACATCCTGGTCAAGAGCATTCGCAACGATATTGCTCATGAATGTGCTTTTGCCATGCCCACGCTTTCCGGTCAGCAGACAAACCTGTCCGAAGCAGATCCCTCCTCCCAAAGCAGAATCAATGTCATAAAATCCGGTTTTGACTTTCGGAAGCAGATTAAGGTCTACATCCTCTACATCTGCCAACTCTTTGACATACCCTATGTCCGGTTCTGCTGCCATCAGCACTGCCGTCCGTACCGCCTCCGTACCGAAACTGCGAAGTATATCATTGGCATCCTTCTCCCCCAGGTAGTCTTGCTTGCGTACTGCGAAGATCCTGTTGGGCAGTCTCTGCTTCAGTGTGTCCAACAGACTCATGTGTCCTTTTTCCAAATCACCGAACACAATCACCTTGTTGAACTTGCTGACCCATTCATAGCAGTTAGGCAACCAGGTAAATCCATTCATGCCTGTCGGAACAGAACAGAACGCATCAGGTTTCTCATCGTCCCAATCCTTGAACGCTTCCGCAACGCTCATGCTGTCCAACTGCCCTTCGGTGATCACAAGCGTATCGAAACCCGTACACTGCTTCATGCCAAACAGTATCGGTTGACCACCTGCTTCGCACCATTCCTTGCTGCCCTTCATGCCTTTCCGGTATGCCATGTTCCTGTACTTGATAAACACCAACTTGCCATACTCGTTGAAGAACGGGAACCATAGCAGATTAGGTCTGTCCTCAAAAGCAGTAACTTCGTACCTCTCCGCAGTTTCTTTGCTGATTCCCCTGTCCGCAAGGTACGCTAAAGCAGATTCCCTTGGCACAATCCTTCCTGGTGGTTGCGGAAACTGCTTGTACTGTTGTTCTGCTTCCATGCCCAACTTGTACCCAAAGTCTCTGCACAACTCCACAAAGTGTCCATGATATCCGCATGAACCTCTCAGGCACCCAAACGCACCTGTCTTGTAATTCACGCTGAACTTCCACTCGTCATCCTTTGGAGCAGAGGATCCGCATATAGGGCAGTAACGGAAAAATACATCCTTCCCCTTCTGCTTCGTTTCAGCACCTATGAACTCGATAAACCCATTAAGGTCATCCATGTTCATCTCATATCGCATCACTGATTCCTCCAGGCTTTATACTCTTCAAACGTCTGAAACATATCACGGTACATCTCCGGTATCTCCGAAGGAGGATTGTCCCCCTTGGGGGATTTAGGGGGTATTTCTTTTTCTTTCTCTGTATCTTTCTCTGTATTCTTTCTCTTGTGGGTACGGTTAGTAGTCTCGTCTGCTGAACGGTGTACAGGTCTGTGGTTAGTATCATTAGTAGTATCGCTATATTGGTACAATGCCCAATTTACAATGCTTATAGTAGTCTCGTCTGTAGTCTTAAAGTTAGTCTCGGTTGTAGTACGGTGTACAGTACGGAAAGTAGTCTCGTCTGTTTTCCACCCTTGTACTACGATCATTTCATCAAGCATGAGTTTTTCCAGGAAACGATACACTTTCATTCTGCTCCATCCCCATCTGTCAGACAGAAAATAGATGCTTGTGTATACATTCCCCCGTTCCAACTTTTGCTGTCTTCCTCGATATGATCTGTGCTTTTCTGTCCCCTGTGCAAGCATCAGAAGATCAACCCACGCTTGACCCTTCGTAAATGGCTTTTCAGACAACCATAGTGAGTTGTTTTTTAACCCCCTATCAAGTTTTATGTAACTTCCTGTTTTGCCCACTTTGCTTACCATCCTTTGCTAATTTAATTATTGTCTGTAGGCAAATTATATCATTTGGTTAGAGTGCTATTGAATGTCTCAGAAGGGCAGTATTTTTCCTTTTCATTCCATTCTTTGAATGCTCTGTCTTTTGATGCAAGGTCAAACCTACCGTTAACATCTTTGTAGTATCTGGTTCTTTCTTCGCACCTTTTTGCTTGGCATTCCACCCAATGAAAAGGTTCTCTGTACCTGTACCTTGGTTTACCACCGCATTTGCATCTGCACAGACCTTCTTCATAGTAAACCTTCACTTTGTGTCTCCCTTCTTTTCACTCAGCATTTCGACAATAGTATCTTCTGCTTCTGCCAACTCCAAACATACTTCTGCTTCTTTACGAAGTATATACACCCAATCAGAGTCAACTTTATCTGCTTCTGCAATCTGCCGTTTCAGATGCTTCTTCAGGTTTTTCAGTTTGTCTATCATTGTTACCGCACCTTATCTTTCTGTTTAGTCTTTTCATGTGGCGAATATAGTCTGCCTTTGGTTTGCATTTATTAGGGCAGTTTGCCTTTTTGCACATCACACAAGGATTCATTGTCTCTCACAGGTCAGCACATACTGATACACTTCACCGAACGGTCTTTGTTTCAGCAGTTCAAGCAACTTCGGATCTATTTCACCTGGATACTTCTGCTCGGTATGCTGCGTAGGTATCCCAAGTGCCTGTACGTTTGTTAGTTTCATACCTGCTTGTTCAATGAATGCAGACAGGTCATTTCCACCCCAGAAGTGAATGTGCGTGTTGTCGAGCAGACCAAGAGAAGAATAGTTGAAGTGATCATAGAACATCCGTACCAGAATGTCATTGTGGCAGATGTTAGGAATGCTGAATATGATCTTTCCACCATCTTTAAGCAGGTCTGCTGCCTTTACGAATGCATCAAACGGATTTTTAAGATGTTCAAGAACATCAGCAAAAAGGACATAGTCGAAATTGTAATCATGGAATTTGTAAAAGCTGTACCATTTACCATCGTCTAAGTCGCCATAGAATCCATCGAATGCATACTGTTTTGCTTTGTTATATGCGCCTAAATCGACTTCAACAATGCTTACTTCGCAATCCATCTTTTCCTTCATGTACTTTGTCATGTACCCTGTTGCGCACCCACACTCAAGCACACTGCTGCCTGGTTTAATCTGCGACAGTATCATTCCATGTACAGTGTTTGGATTGATATCTGTTATTTCAAAATTATATTTGCCCATCTGTTGTCTTCCTTTCTCCGTCAGCGCAGAACCAATCTCTGCTATGATATCCTTCAATGAAATCCTTTTCACACCAACATTTATTTAGTTTTTCCGATGCATGATGAAATTTGCAATCCTTGCACCGGACTATCTCTTGGCACTTATGCTCTTCATAAAACTCTATTTCTTCTGGGATTTCAGTTGGAACAATAAACTCTTTCATTCTTTCATCTCCCCGTCAGCACAGAACCAATTGTCATCTGGATTCCATGAATAGTATTCATCAGATGTATTCCAACACGGGCATTTACTATCATTCGGAAATTCGAGGTATGTTTGCGTTTCTCCATATGATGTTGTATAAGGAACCTCTTTCGGTCTATGCTTGCAATCCTTGCACCGGACAAGTTCTCCAACAACCTTGCAATCAGAACCATATACCATATTCATCATAAGAATTTTTTCCTGTTGCTCTTTCAGCAGTGCCAGAGCATCAACCAATAGCTTATCCTGTCTGCAATATAATCCATCTGTATATTCACATTCTTCATATTCTTTGGATAATATTGACGGGCAAGTTTGTTTTGTGCATCGTTCTAACCCTCTTATAACCTTCTCAATATCTGCCACTATCTCCAACCTCCTGTTATCTCACCTGTTATCGGATTAAACTTCATTACTCTGCCATCAATCTGTTTTGCAACTCTACGCATTCTATTAAAGTCTTTGTCTCTGTACCCGTCATACTTATTCCCACTCAGACGGACATAAGAAGTGTCATCATAAGGACAACCAACAATGTATTGGTTGCCCTTCCTGATGACATAGTACTCATGAGAGCGGAGCATCGTCCTTCTCCAACTTATAAAGATTTCGTTTGAGTTGCTGACATTTTTCGGCATTCTTGCAACGGACAGTAAGTGCGAGATGCGTACCACCGTCACCGTACCATAACTGCTGCGCATCACAAGACAGGATAAACTCACCGCAGTTCTCACATACATCAAAGGGAAGTTGTTTTACGATATCCATAGTTCTTAACCTCCTGTTAAATCAATTTAGTTATTGTTGCCTTTAAAATAGTTGGCTATCTCTTATAATCCGCAAATCTCGGTACTGTATTGAATATCGCTTTGTGGTTTACCCACCTTGCAAACCGCTTCTGTTCGTCCGATGGTTCTGTATTGTTCACAAAGTCCCTGTAAGGCTGTGCGAAACAATCAGCACCCACATCACGCAATGCTATTGCCCGTCTTTCCGCACTCTCTATGTCCTGCACAAGCAGATACACAAACACTCTGTAAGGCTTTACACCGCAATCCTGCAAGCGTTTGATTGCTGTCAAGCACACATCAAGCATCTGATCCGTATCGCATGACATTCTGATTTGCCGTATCCATTTCAAACGGGAAAGTATGTCAGCAATCTCCGGTGATATCAGACGGGCATCCAAACCTTGGTTGAAGTCCACTCTCACCTTCTTTCCGATCATGTCCTTCATCTGTTCCACACCATGCGGACAGGCAAGCACATTGTTATCCATGAACACGATATCCCGGCTATCCGGTCTTTTGATTTCTTGCCATGTTCGGTATGGTCTGATCTTTCCTTCCTTCTTTGGCACTACACACCACGGGCATCTGCGGATACATCCCCTTGTCAAGAATCCGATTGCATAATCAACATTCGGATAAATACTGTAATCGGGAAACATATCGTCTATTTCCTGTGGCAGTTCATCATAGATCCCGTATCCTGTACCGCCTTTGATTGTGTCCTCTGGCAGATACGGACATTCTTCTGTGAATGTGAAAACCTTACTGCTATACACTCGGTCATACTTCAGAAACGGAATCCACCACTCCACGGTATCCCCTTGTGCCTTATGCCATGCTGATATTTTCATCAGCGCATAATTAGGAAAGTCCGTCTTGTCACTATCGTGAAGTCCGACTAACATCTGTTATCTCCAATCATGTGTTAAAGCGTCATTGTTGCCTTTAACGCACATCAGTATTTCATTCCAACTCGTGTTTTCAGCAAATCATATGTCACGCACATCATGGCGAACATATCATCTCTTGTAACACCGTTGTATGTTTCCCAATTCCGAATCTGTCCAATCAGTTTCAGCTTTTTATCAATCGGGCATTTATCGTCACGCATCATTTCAGCAATGGTGGCATACCCTTGTTTATCAGGCTTCGGAAGTCCTTCCATCTGTGTTTGTATGCTTATCATCAATTAACCTCCATCTGTGTTAAAGCGTCATTTAAATCAACTAACTCCGGTTATTCCGGTACTCCCCAATACGCTTATTTAGTGACTTTACGTTTCTTTCTGTTTGTAATACTTCAGAGCAAATGCAACTGCTTCTTCTGCATGATGAACAAGGTATTGCGGAATGTGCAGAGAATCCATTGAACACATTACCCACCAATCTTTTCCGTGGTTTGCAATAACAAGTTCAGCACCGCAACCGAACAACGGGCATCTGCATTGTTTAATCTGTCTGTTGTACTTCTTGTTAGCAGTTCCCATAGTTCCCAATACTCCTATTTAGTGTCTTTTCGTTCCCCGTCAGCACAAAACCATTCGGGATCACGCAAACCTGTGAAAGTATGTTTCTTACAAACATAGCACTTTTTATTGTTTAGATCGTCCAATGAATACATATGTTCAAGATGCTTGCAATCCTTGCAAAAAACAACGTCTGGTTGGTCTTGCAATAGTATTAACACATCGACAAGGGCAGAAGTGATTCGGTCAAATTCTTTAAGTGTTTTCTTCCTGTCAGGCATCATTCATCACCTTTCCAATACCCCTACTTAAAGCGTAGAGTCACTCAACATATAATGCGAACAATAAACTGAAACAGAATGAGAAGAATACAGACAACAAAACAATAATCAGAAAAAACTCATCATCATCGTTTAAGCGTTTCATCTTTGCACCTCACTGTGGATGCGGATAATCTTCATCCTTATCCCATGTCAGTGTCTCATTCTTGTTTCTTCTTTTTGTGATATCCTCAAGAGCATGGGCAGTACCTTCAAGCAGTTCCATAACAGGAATGTCATTACCGTACTTCTGAATCAGTTTGTTTCCTACATCCCAAAATCTGATCCAGGCTTCAGTAGAACCATCCATGTTATAGGAAACATCGAACAGTCTGTAGACATCTGCCCATGCTTCACGGATATTTTCCGGTACGTTCGTCATTGATATCATCCTCTGTAATGTTTATACAGTGCCGTTCAAAATACCATTTGCCGAATCCGAGCGTGAAAACGATGCCGAATATGACACCGATAATAAACATCACCAATCTTCCTCATCCTCTCCCCGTTCTTTTTCCTGTTCCCGTCTAATGTCTTCTGCATCATTCAGCAGGTCTTCAATCTTGTATGCCCATCCGCATTCCTCAGGGTCTAATCCGTTCTCGCCTTTTGCGTATCGGCAGCATTTAGCAAACCGACAGTACTCATGGCAGTTCTTGTTAGGATCTATGTTTGACATTTTTTCACCTCTTAATGCTTATATTCCGTCACGCACCACGGAATAGTCTCATACTTGTCTGCAAACGAAATACTGTTTATAACAGTAATAATACCGTAAACAACCAATGCCATTAGTAATATCTCAATCAGTGTTATCAGTATCTTCTTTAGCATGGTGGTTACCTCTTAATCGCAGTTGTTGCCAACTTCAATCAGCAGATGTCCACCTATATGCCTGATTGAATAAATGCCATATCCCCATCTCCAGGCATTTGCTCTGCTACCTTCTTCGTGCTTTTCCATAACTTTCACAAACCTGTCTCTGTTGTCTTTTACTCCATCATCGTCACCTTTAATGATGTAGTCCATTTCTTCTGGAGTAAAACCTTCAATAGTCAGAAAATCAAAGTATCTGTCACTGCTGACATGTTCTATTTTTAAACTCATTTTAATTCTCCTCTCAGGTACTTAATCACTTTCGCAGGTGTCTGCTTTTTATGGCAGTACCTAAACTTCACACCGTACCTCTGTGTCATGGTGGTTAATGCTCTGCCGAAAGCAGCAGGATCTACAAGTGTCATCGGATCTCCGTAATTGTGCCATTCATTACTGCTTTGCCACCTTGGAACTTCCCATAAGTCAACTTCTCCGAAAGGTGGAATCTCTTCCACAAGCACAATTAACTGAATCCCTTTTTCCTGCGCTCTTATGCATTCCTGTCTGAATCTCCGGTGATCATTGCTCATAACATCTTTGCAGAGTTCAAGCAGTTACAGATCCTGTTTTGTGTCAACGCTGACTCTTGGATTACCTGTAGCATCCTCAGGGAGCATATAATCACCGACATCCAACTTTTGCCGTATCATATGAATCTTATGAGATTTACAATATCTTTCGATATTATTGTGCTTTCCTGCTTGCTGTCTTGTGTCACATAACAGAACCATTTCATCACCACCTTTCAAAGTAAAAGGGCATGGCATAGTCTTCCTTTAATCCAACATTCAGCAGCAGATGGAGATACTGCTTAGACAGGATGACAGGCATTCTAAGAAGGTTAATGGTTACCCTGAGGTTATACCTCGTTGCCATGCCCTATATCGTCTTACCAGGGAACGCTTACTTCGCTGCTGACATCCGTAAAGGAACTGCCATCAGTGCTTTCTTCAGGGACAGAATCCTGCTTTTCACGCTGATCCCTGTCCTTCACGGGTCTGCACTTGCCGTTCCGCACATCGTCAATGGTTTCAAACTTGGCAATCTCAACGGTTTCCCTATCCTTGCCATTAAACGTATACAGTCTCTTGCGGAGAGAAATACCGACCTTTTTGCCTTTCAGCTTTTTTTCATCCCAATCCCACTTGTACGGCGGATTGCTTTCCTGCACACACCACAGGTTGCTCTGGAATGCTCTCTTCCGGTAATCCTCATCGTCATCCGTGTACGGGTACAGACGGAAAATTCCCTTGTACTTGGCAGTACTTCCAAACCGTTCCTGTTGATCTTCATACACTTCATGGAAACGATTGGCATACTCACCTTCAATAATTTCCATCAGCAGTTCAATCGTAATACGCTGAACACTATTATCCTTCTGCGGATCGAGGACACGCACCGCCTGGATCTCTGCGACATACGCACCGACAGGTGGAAGGTCTGTATAGTTGCCGGATTTCTTTGCTTCAAAATTGCTGCATGTGGGTTTCATTTTTTCATATCCTCCGTTTTTACTTCGTTTAGTATTGTCAGCGGACACCTGAGTCCAATGATTTCTTTTGATATCAGTATCTCTTCTGTAAGGCTGCACTTGTCTCTGTTCAATCCATCATAATGCCGTATGAACGGACACCACTGACACTGAACCGCATCCTCAGGAAAGTTAACCTGTATCTCGCACTCTGCTACAGTGTAATAACTGACACCTTTGTCGAATCTTCCCATATCAACCTCCAAAATGTCTAAAAGGCATTTGTAGTTTCCACCGGAGATGCATCTCAAGGTAAATCATTCTGTTTCTGTACTGCCTGTACTGCCTTTCCAACATTGCGTTCAGTTCATCCATTTTCATCAACCTCCGGGAATCTTATCTGCCGTTTCGACTGTAGCACCTGTTTTTTCTTTTTTCTTCACAGGTGTCCCAAGTTTTGCCATGCCGTAATACTCACGGATAACAGTGTCAACCATCTTAAGGTCATTGTCGATTTCCAAAGGGAACATATCCATCGGAGACTTAGCGGTAGTCACACCGTCACTCTGTGTAATGAAGTAATGCCGTCTGCCGTCTGTCACGCAGTACAGGACAATGCTGAACAGTGATTCAAGGGTCAACTGCGAATCGATCATCTTACCTGCTGTCTTTGCCTTTACCTTTGTTCCATCGTCACTGCGGTCAATGTGCATCGTGAAGTAGGTTATGGTATCATCCGTTGTATCACGGATTGCCGTCTGAATCATGTCATAGAAATCTTTCGCAACCAATGTGAACTTCCCGTACCCCTGTTCATTGATCTTTCCGAACAGGTAGAATGTCATTGCTAATCCTGCATCGTCTACAACATAGCAGTTCCGGTCGTTCTGTCTGATTGCCTTTGCAATGGTCTTCATGTCAGAAGTCATCATCATCGGAAGTTTAGACCTAAAAGGCATCGGCTTTTCCGATACGTTGAAGATAGCAACTTCATTCTCTTTAAAATTTCTAAGCGAAGCAGATTTACCAGACCCACTTTCGCCAATGATAAGACAAACCTTACCCATTGAAATTTCCTTTCTTCTGCCTTATAATGCAGATGCATGTATATGTTTTTCTTTCTGCGCTACCGTGTCCGTATGCCACTACGGATGCGGTTTTTTCTTCTGCCTTTGTACTGATAACCAACCGTCAGTTTTTCAAGACTGTCCATTACCTTCTGGAATTGAAGGTCGCTTTTGCAGTCCAATGTATAGGTCTGAATCGTACCGTCATCCATTGCAATCTTTACTGCTACCGGATAATCGCAGTACTCATCAGTCACACAATGGATGTCGAGCAGCGGTCTTGCCATCCTGTTCACCTCCTTGCCAATTTATTACTGCTTCCTTTGCTGATACTGCTTGTTACAGGCTTGCCTATGGTACGTTGCTCCATCCACCGTTCCAGGTTTACTTCAGATACCCTGTACCTTTTCCTGACTGTTCCGCTGATCGGCACAGGATGCATTTCCATCATCAATTCCATTGCCTTGCGCCGATTGATACCAAGCCTGTCCGCAACCTGTTGTGGGTTAAGATAAACTGTCATCTATATCCCACTCCCCACAATCCACAGGAGGATCGTTGCGACTATCACCGACCCACAGACCGTCAGGTGGTAAAGGCTTTTCTCTTTTCTTTGCTGCATCCATTCTGCTTCGCAATGCTTCATCTGCAAATAGGTATTCATATTCAGGGGTATTTCTTCCGACAGCAGTGTACTTTTCATCATTAACTCCTTTAGACAGAACAATGTACCCAAAGTCAGTGTTAACTGTCCCTAAATAAAC